GTTCACCCTCCACGCCGGTACGCCGGATCGCGTGGCAGTGCAGGCTATCCCTACACACTTGGCACATAATTATGAAGAAGAGCAGGAGCTAACTAAGAAGAGGCAATAGCCACACCAGGGAGGGAGGTTCTCCTTTGCCCTTAGCTAGTCCTGATTCGATTGTCCAGGTTCTGATCTCTTTAACGACAGTGAATGACTGGCGTGAGATCCGTTGTGATTGTGTGAGTCAGTCGCCTGACTTGTGAACCAAGTTACAGGATCGTGCCGAATCTGGCAAGAACTTGTGACGGTTTGGTGATTGTCTCAGGTACTTATGGAGCCGGTAAAGCTCGCTCTCCCTTCGACACCATCAAGTAGATCACGGATCCGGGGCCAATGGTGAGAATGGTGTGCGGAGATGTGATTGGCACACTGTATGAGCTCTGTGTCGTTAAGGATATGAAACGCGCACGCGATTAAATCATGAACCCCACCCCACGTCAAGCCCGTGGACATAAGAAGAACTAATGATGATAGGGGAATTCCCTCACCAAGTCACACTACAGCTTCACATGTGTACCCATAATGTATATTTATCCCACCCCGCAATGTGCCCTTTTTTTACTTATTTGACATACTCGACGGCGCGGGCGAGAAGGGTCTGGGTATCTTCCGGGTATTTTGGGGTCAAATCGGCTGGGGTAGCAATATATTAACAGGCGCAGAAAAAAATCTGGCTCAGAAATTTAAGTAAAATAGTTTTATCTAGTGTTTTTAAATAAACGACGATGGCTATTGATACTCCTTTAGGCAGTGTGCGTCGTGCTCAGCACTATGCGCTGCAGCAACAAGTGCCAAAATATGATCCAGTGAGTGCTGGTCGCTTTGCAGCACCGGCATCTATGTCAATGCTTGGTATTAAAGAGCGTCCTGTTGAATATATACCTAACGAAAAAGCCAAAGAGTTTCTAAGAGACTTTTTTATTCAGACTGGTTTACGTTTGAATGTTGAACCGGCAGAAGGATCGGGGCCTTTTCAATCTGGTTCAGGTTTTGGATATTTCACACCAAGCGCTGAAAAAGGTGGTTCTCTTGATCCTCGTCAAAGGACTGTTTATTTAGATGCAAAAAACCCAACTTTACACACTCTTATTCATGAAGGAGGCCACGCTCAAGATCCAAAATTGTACGAAGAATATATAGATGAAACAACGGGCAGAGATAAATACTATGGAACTCCTGTGGAAAACGAATCTGCTGGAGATAATTTAAGACGTTTTATGTCTATGGTTGGGCCTATGGGAAGACTGCGGAGTGAAACCATAGCGCAAAAATATGTTGTTGATTATTTAAAAAGTAAGGGATACTCCGACGAGCAGATTAGAAGCATGGAATCTCGTGGTGGCGACTACGGTCAATATCCTTATAAGTATGTGCATGATGCTTTTAATTATCGAGAAGGCATTGGTCCTCAAAATCGTGCAACAATGCCGGATGCGAATACTA